AGCGGTCCACGTCGCCTGCGGCGTGACGTTACCGGAGAACAGCGCGACGTACCACGTGGTGATCGCCGAGCCGCCCTTGAAGCCGACATTCAGGAGATAGTTGCGCCCCTCGGTCACAACGAGGTTCGTCACCGACTCATCGAACACGCCGTTGACGTAGACGTCCCATTCGCCCACAGCCAGCAACCCTTCGCTGGGGAAGTACAGCCCGTCCTTGGTCTGCTCGAACGGCACCCGGCGCGTCAGGAGCTTATGCAACTCTTTGATAGCTTCTTTCATTTTTCCGACTCCCTGTTCTTGTTCTTATACTTTCACGCCATTGCGCCGGACTTCAGCAATGACTGAGTCTCCAGCCGACAGGTTATTACTCTGCCCCTCATCTCGCAACACACCGAGGATCTGGGAGAATCCGTCGTGCTCGTACAGCCCCACCATTCCCGCTGAGTACTCCGGCGTGTCCAGCCGCTGCCTAGTCTTGAACTCTACCTGCCCACCGGGGCCGCCCGCACACAATACTCCATCCGAGGACCACCACACGGCAGCCGAACCACGCGCACCGGGGAAAAGGTGCTTGGCATCGATCGCCGTGCCCGTGCCCCGCACCGCATGTGATGCGCAGATCCACACCTTGGAGAACTCCATGATATCTGAGCCCGAGAGGAACACCGTCCCTTCCCGCTCAGTCGAGACGTAGATGCCATCCAGCACCGGCTGCACCATGGTGATCGGCGAGGCGAACATCAGCACCGACTCAGCCGGGCGAACGAGGTAGGGGTTCAGCGGGTCCGTCGCCCACAGCACCGAGCCCGACGCCACGTAGATCCGCCCATTGAACGCCCGGACGATGGTGCCGGGGAAGGGGTGCCGGGCATTGTAGGTTCGGAGCTGCTTACCCGCGCCGATGTCACCCGGACTGATCTGGATCGTCACCCCCGAGGAAACCGTCGCTGCGTGGTACAGGACGTCGCCGTTCGGCGGTGAGACGTAGATGTTCACCTTGCCCTGAGTGACGGTCGCGGCGGTCACCTGCAAGCCCTCGTTGTCCTTCAGGGTCACCACGGCGTATCCGGCGCTCCCGCCCTCGTGCCAGAGCCCAGTGCCACCGACCTGCGTCTGGGCGACGAGATACGTCCCGGCCCGCATACCACCCTCGGGGACCGCAACCGCGATCGGTGCGCCCAGCGGTGGCAGACCCCACGGATGCACGTTGCCCGTCTCCTCGTCGATGCACAGGCTATCCTCCCCATTGGACAGATACACCACGTTGTTCAGTAGCGCATAACTGACCGGCAGATGGGGGGCAACCTCGCAGAGCTGGGTGGGGCTCAGTTTGCAGTCGTAGGCGGTCAGAACGCCGTCCACAACCGCGTACATCCACGGCCAGCGGGGGTCAGACCAGAGGCTATGGACATTGCCCGCGTGCAGGCGGGTGTAGCCCTTGCGCCGCTTGACGTTGCCCGAGACAGAGATATCGACGTTGACCGCGTCGCGGAGCACACCCTCCAGCTCGGGGCGGCGCGGGTCGGTGTTGAACGAATCCGTCTCACGACGACGGTTGTCCATGCCAAGGGGGAACCCCTCGAACCCTCGAACATCTCGGGGGGTCGTCATGACTTACACCACGTACTGCTGGTTCGGGATCAGCTCGTACTTCTGACCCCGAAGCTGATGCAACCATTCCTTCGCGCGTGCCACGTACATCATGTAGTTGCTGTAGTGATCCCTCCCCTTGATCGGATCTTGCAACTCCATGTCGTGATGGTTCAGCGCCTTGTACGCGGCCCATTCAATGCAGGCCATATGGAACCGCGCAGGGATCTCGAACCGCTCGCAGTCCTCGAAGGTGCGCTTGGGATATCGCCACACGCGCAGGTTGACCGTGTAGACATCTCGCGGCGTCGAGGCCAGCGTGATGTAACCCGGTGCCCAGTCCGTGCGGTAGAACGCGGGCATGACATCGCCCGTCAGGGCGTTGGTGCCGAGGTGGTGATGCGTGACGTTACCGTGCTTGGCGTCGTACTGGGTCAGCGGAAGACCGTTGATATGGACGTCGAGCACGCGCTTGACGTACGAGGGGAGCGCATAGGAGTCCACCCCGACCTCGGTCTGGAACGAGATGTTCGGGTCAATGATGAGCCCCGTATCCTCGCAGAACCGGTCCTGTCCTTCAGACAGATAGCTGACAAGCGTCTCGTCTCCCCAAGCGCCGTCGTAGTCGCTTTCGTACAAGACCTTCTTCAGCCTGCCGAGTGCCTCCTCAAAATCCACTCACTCCCCCTTCAGTCAACCAGACGCCATGGGATCGTGCTGTAAGAGCGGGGCACCAAATCCACGCGGCCATCCGCACGCTGCGTCTGCACCCAGCGGGTACCGATGGCGTTCCTCAGCACCTCAACAACCGATTCAGGCACCTCTACCTCGACACCTCGCTGGATCTGGTAGAAGACGCCATTGACACCGACCACCTCGGAATTGGTCTCACCCTCGACCTCGTCGATGATGATCTTGCGCATCCGCTGCTTCTGCTTTGCCGCTACCTGAGTCTTGGACGGAGTCTGAACAGGCTCAGCCGGGGTAGGCGGCTGGGCTGCCGAAGTGAACAGATCACCAAGTCCGAAATCGTCGTTACTCATAAATCCCCCGTATTAAAAAAGAGTTACATGCTCTGCAGTGCCTGTCTGCGCTTGCGTATCTTGTCAAGCGCATCCTCCAGCAAGCCACTACCAGCGAGCCCCTGTGGGAACTCACGCGGTGGAGTCTGTGGAGTAGCGGGAGTTGAAGGAGGCTTCGGCTGCTTTAGTTTTTTCTGTGCCATTGCTTGCCCCTGAAAAAGTGGGGGGTGAGCAGAGGGGCGATCAGCCTCCGCTCACCCGCACCGAACCGCAACGCTTGTCGTTCTTTTTGTTTACGCTGCGGGAAGCTGACGGATCGCCACGCTCAGATCGTACGCCGTCGCCGTCACGCCCGACGCATTCAAGTTGGTGGTGGCAGGCGTGAAAGTGGCGTCCCCCGTCACGATCTTGATGACAGCCATCGGCGCATGGCCCTCCGGCAGCGGCGGGACATACGGACCTTCCGGCCCCTGTCCATTCGGCAGGATCAAGCCATTGGTGATGACAAACGCGCCAGCCGCAGTCACCGAGATCAGATACAGCCGAGTACTGTTCTTGGGCTGCACTGACTTGTCGGTGAAGGCGGCGTTACCCGAGTTCGCCGTGTACATGATGCCATTGATCGTGTACAGGATCGGGATCGCAGGATCAACCTCACCCGCCTCCAGCGTTACGCCAGCGCACCCGATGGTCGCGGCTGCGCCGAGCGTGTAGCTGACCTTGGTCAGCTTCCGGTTGAGAATCGCGGTGCGAAGGAGGTCATCGCTGATGTCATCCGCAGCGCGATACTTCTTCAGCTCCAGCGCGAACTGATCACCAGTCCGGCTGTAAGGGTTGCCCGTCGAAAGATCCAGTTCCATTGTCATTCTCCTGAGATTCGTTACCCGTCGCCCCGATTAATCGTCGCTGCCAGTGTCAGTGATCTCGGGGACCGCGATCTCGGCTCGCGCCATGAAGAGCTGCTGCAGGATGATGCCAGTGGTCATGGTCTTCCAGCCGATCGTGGCACGCTGGTTCAGCGGGTCGTTGGTGCCGCCCGAGCCGAGGTTCTTGACGATCAGGCTCATGGCATTCTGACCCTTCAGCGCCACGGTCGCAGCCGCATCGCGGGCAAGGTAGATCACCGGGTAGATGTCGCACTTGACGCCATCGGTGGAGATCATGCCCGTGGTGCTGACGTCGCCACCCGCGCCGACCCAAGGCTCGAACACGGTCGAGGCGATGTAGCGGACGTTCTCGACCGCACCGATCTCGCCCTCAAACACCGGACCCTGACCGTAGTCCTTGACATGACGGAAGCCCGTCAAACTGCGGATCACGTATTCGCAGTCGGGGTGAACCAGACCGATGTACGCCGCTTCCACCGCCTGCGTGCCGTAGTTCACCGAGGACGACAGCACCTGAGTGAACGGAGTAGCGAGGTTACGCTTGAAACCTCGGGTGATCAGGCGCTGGAGCTGCAGGGTCAGCGTGTTCACCACGGCGCTGCGGGAGGTCTTGTTTCCGGCGTAGTACACGTTGGTACCGGCCTTCAGGACGCCGAAGCGGATGGCTTCCAGTGTCTGCGCAGCCTGCTCGGCGATGAGCTGGCGGGCTTCGGTGAAAACCGGATCTTCGTGCGTGTCCTGAATGACGTCCGACACCGCCACGTAATCACCGTACTGCTGGAGACGGGTCTCAACGTCGCGGTAGGTCAGCGTGCGGCCGGACGGGGTCACGCCTTCGGTCAGCGGCGTGGTCGCCAGCGGCAGCGGGTTGTACTGACGGAACTTCATGACCTTGGTCGAGTTGTTCGGCAGCACCTTCGCCTGCATGAACTTCTCGATGGTCAGAAGCGGTTGAGCACGCTTGATCAAATCAGCAACTGCGTAACCATTCGTACGCGGGCTGATATCGTTGCTGGTGGTGATAGGCCCGATGGACATTGAGTCTCCCTCTCTCTTTTTTAGTTTTTATTCTCAGCCTTTACCTAGCGGCCTTATCCAACATCGCTGCCGCCTCAGCAAACGCGCCCTCGTAGTCGGCGGGGTCCGCCTGACTCAGCACACCGGTCCTACGTGTGCCCGGCTGCTGAAGAAGTTTGAGCTTATGTTTCTTCTCTTCCTTCTTTTCGTCAACCACCGGCTGCGAATTTTTCAGTCCCACATCCGCCTTGTACCGGTTAATCAAGTCGATTGCGTCGGCCGGGTTAGGCGAATGGTATGCGCGTACATAAGCAGTTTTAAGATAATCCGGCTGTTTGTCAATCCATCGTAGCATGGAAGGCAGAATTTGCTGCGTATCCGGGTGCGCTGCCAGCACTGCGGAGGTGTACTGCTCCTGCGAAAGCGTCTGGGTAGCCTTCGCCACCGGCTCTATTTCCTGTCGCAACCGGTCCAGCTCGGCCTTCATCTGCCGCTCGACTTCGGCACGGGTGCGCTGGATCGTCGCCTGAATCAGCTTATCAATCTCCGGCCAATCCTTGCGGATCGCCGCAAGCTGGTTCTCCTCTTCCTCCAGCTTGGGGTCGGTAGACGGCGTTTCCGGTGTTTCCGGCGTTTGCTCCGGCTGCGGCGGCTCGCCGTACATGATCTTCCGCAGGCGCTCGTAAACCTGCTTGATGTCCTCTGCGTCCTCTTCCGGCGCAGGCGTCTCAGCGGACGCGGGGGTTTCTGCTACCACCGTATCGCCAGAATCGGGCACCTCTTCCACAGGGGCTTCAGCAGGCGTAGCCTCTTCAGCGGTGGTAGGCGTCTCGGCAGCGGTGGGCGTCTCGGCAGCGGGCGCGTCAAAGACGAGCGGATCACCGCTCGCAGCGGCGTTGAACGCGTCGGAGTATTCCTGACTAGCGGTTTCGTCTGTCATAAAATTAAGCCTCTCATATTACAGTTCGTTGCTCTTCGGTGGCTCCAGCTCGCTGATCAAGGCTTTCAGCTCTTTCGCCCGACCACGAAGTTCCGGATCAGGATCGTCAATCAACCGGTTCTTGTAGTCGTCGAGCCGCCGTACCAGTTCGGCGCGAAGCGGTTCGCGGGAACCCGTCACGATCCTCCCGAGGAAAGTCTTACTTGTGCGTTCCAGTGGTCCCATTCGCTTTCTTCGCCTTCAGTTTTGCATCCGTCCCCATGCGGTCGCCGTCCTGCTAGAGACGCGCCACATCGTTGGCCGTGTTAACCGCGTTCTGTCGCCCCTCCTGCTGGAAGCGGGACAGCTCAAGAATGCGATCGATCGACTCCAGCTCGGTCTGATCGACATTGCGGTCAATCTGACCCTCCGTCGCCGCCGCCCGCGTTGCTGCGTCGATCCGGCGCGTGTCCGCATCCTGCTTCTTGATGCCAGCATCCAACAGCATGACCTGCGCCTTCGTGTCATCGAGGTTGGCGGCGGATTCGAGTTTCCGCATCTTCGCGCCTTCAGCCGCCGCCATGGTCTCAGCCATCTGCGCCGCTGCCCGCTCTTCCTGCGCGAGAATCTCGTTCGCACGGTCCACATCCACCACGCGATCCACCGGCAGATCCCGCGCCTGCAGGCGGTCGATGAGCACCTCGCGGGTCTTGAGCAGCTTGCGCTCGGTGTCGGTGAGCGTCGCGATGAACTGGTCGAGCGCGATGCCACGGAGTTCCTTCGCCACGAGACTGGTGCTGCCACGGGTGACGATTTGGAAATCGCCCTTCACCTCATCGCGCTCGTTGAACTCCATGTTCCACTCGATCAGCGACCCGATCAGGCTCTCCGTGAACATGTCGTAGCTGCGCACCACGGCTTTCATGCCCATAGTCGCGGTGCTCATCATCATGCTCATGTTGGTGGACGTACGAAACGCCTCACCCAGATTCTGCGGTTGGCCGCCGTACATCCATGCGGGCATGTTCGACTCGATGTCGAGCCGCTGCTGAATGTCCTCGCTGAGACTGAGCAGCTCGGAGATATGCGACTGGATCTGGATATCCCGCACCGCCTGATGCGCCGCTGAATCACCCATACCCACGCGCCGGAACACCTTGAACGCGTGAATCTGGATGTTGTCGTCAGTGTCGGACGGCTCCAGCAGCTCGGTGTTCACCTCGAACATCGGCCCCGCTATGGTCGATGCATTGTCGATCAGCATGCGACGAATCGCACAGTGACTGAGCTGCGAGTCACGAATGGCTTCGGGCAGACCCGCGCCCACCATGCTCACCTCCTCATCATCGCGGTAGATGAACGCATGGTAGAAATCGGACGGCTTCTCCCCGAGCACCGCCTTGTTCAGCCGGAAGATCTTGCCGCCGATCAGCCAGCACTCGATCAGCAGATCCTTGTGCTTATCAACGTCGTCCTTGGACAACGTGCGATCGAGCCCCCTGATCTCCTCGGACGGCCAGAACCCGTAGTACTTGATCACCTCGTACATGCGGTTGTGACGCTCGCCACCGCCCAGCGTGCCGCGTACCTCATCGATCTCGGACTCGAAGGACCGGCGCACGTAGTTACCACGGGGGTGATCGCAGAGGAAGGTCTCCAGCACATCCCCCATGAACGACTCGTCTTCGAGCATGTGGTACAGCTCGTTACGGTTGAACACCATGCGCTCGAACAACCCCTCCTGCGAACACCAGTCGCGGGCGTCGAGGTCAGGGTAGATGTTCCACACCGGGACGAACTCGAAGTAGGGCTTGGCGCGGTCAAGGGTCACCGCCGTGTACCGCTGAATCTCCGGGTTGTACTGCCAGATGCGCTCATTCTGCACCTTGACCAGCGGCCCCTTCGCCACACCCATACCGTAGATGACGCCGGAGCGGATCACCCGCATCGCCATCATCACGTACTTCATCTCGGTGAGCTGGTCGCTGCACTCTTTCTCCATGGCACGAGCGCGGTCCTCCGCATAGGAGAACACGGCGGCCTCGATATCGTCGCTGGAGACTTTCCGCTGCTGTTGCTCAAACTGCACAATCAGGTCGTCGATGATCTGGTCAACGACGTCCTGACGGAGATTGGGCACAGGGGAAGGCGCGATACCCCAGTTCTTCTCGTTCGCCGGGAACAGAAGTTCCATCATCTTGGCGACGAGACCGGTTACCTTAACGAAAGTGTCGCGTGGGTAAACCTTGCTGCGGCCAGCGGGGATTCGCTTCAATATCTCCGGGTCGTATTGCCCAAGATACTGGCGAAGGTTGCGCATCCAGCGCAGCTCAGTCGCCCTGCGGTTCTTGTCGTATTCATCGAAACGATGCATCACCTTACCGGCAAGGGCGGCGAGCTTTTCGTCACGATGACCGTAGGGCGTCAGTTTATTCTGCATTCTTAATACCCCGTGTACGCGTCAGCAGGAGTGTAGTGCTGCTGAAACAGGGATGACTGCGCCAAACGCGATGCACTGCGGGGATTATAGCCCGACAAATAGTACATGCAAGCGTACTGGGCCGCCTCAACTGTATGACCGACCTTGTTTTTTACCGGCTTCTCCGATTTGTCTCGCCCGGACACACCCTTGGTATCCAGCCGGAACATGTATCCACCCATGAGCCCATCGATCAACGTACGGCACGAAGGGTCGATGCGGAGCGCCGGTTCCCCCATCGGGTAAGAGAGTAACAGTTCTTCCAGCGCCCCGATACGCACCACCGGATCGTTTGTCCGGGCGGGTCGAGCAGTGAAACCGGCCTTGGTGAGTACCGAATAGCTATTTCTACCATCCGTACTGGCGCGGTTGAGCCCAGCCGGGTCGCCGATGATGATCACCGGGTTCGTCGGGAACTGTCCGCGCAACAGCGGGCGCAGCCGGTTCTCGATGACGCTATTCAGCGATGCACCCTCCCACGTGATCTCTCGCAGGATGTTCAGTCGGGGCTCCACCATCAGCGGTTGACACAACACGAGCGCCGAAGTCAGACCGAAATCCATGCCGATGACGATGGGCAGGTCGGGGTCAATAGGCAACGGGCGTCGCGACACGTGCCGGTCACGGCGGAACGAGTCCCCATACACCGGCAGACCCGCCTTGCTGCGACCGTATTCATTCCGGACGTAGACGCGAATGAACTCGTCGGTCTTACCCTTGCACAGATCCTGATAGTACGTAGGCGGCAGATTTTCGGCGTTCTCAGCCTCGGGCAAGATGTTCAGCTCGTCATCCACCGGGCAGGGCTGGACGAACGTATCGCAGGCGAACACCGAGTTCATGTTGCCCTCTTCGAGCGGCTTGTGCTCGAACACCTTCCACCAATCGGTGCCCTCCACCGGGGGGTTGGTTTCACCGATCATTCCGTACCAGTACGTGTCTCCCGGCCGAAGCTGGTGGCGCGACGGGTAGCGGCCGAGACGGCCCATGATGGCTTCAACCAGCTCCAAGGGCAGGTCGCGGCACTCCGCAATCCATGCACCGGTCAGTTCCAGCGACAACACTCGGGAGACGTCAGCGGGCGACTCCAGCGGGCGGAACAGCACCTCGCATTCCACGTCGTTGAAATTCAGGATGTAGGTGTTGTCCGAAACCCGGAACTTGCCGAACTCGCCATCAGGCAACCACTGCAGCCATGACTTGAGCACCGTGTCCTTGAGCTGAGGCATGGTCAGACGTGTGACCAGCCAGCGGCTGCGGCGGATACCATCGATGCAGGGCGTCTGCTGGATAGCCCGGCGCAGGATCTCCATGATCATCCCGGTGGTCTTGCCGGAGCCGACCGGCCCACGGATAAACCGCGCCCGTGCGTCTGAACGCATGAAGTCGCGGATAGTCGGCGGCGGCGTGTAATTGATCGACGGCACTACTCAGCTCCCACAGCCACAGGGATCTTCCACATCCTCACCGCAGATACCCCACGGTACCACAGTGATCTTGAACCGGTCCCACGCGAGCCCCTTCTCCGAGGAATCATCGAACACCGTCAGGAAACCGATGTACGGGGAGTTCTCGATCGACAAGTCCGGCACCAGACCCAGCCGGACTTGCACCTTCACCCCGTCGTCAACCATCGAGATAATGTCGGTATCCACGTCGGTGTCGAGGCAGTAGGGGCCAAACCGGAGGATTGCCCGCTTGGCGGTGAACGGGGGAATCGGCTGACCATTCAGCTTGAGGACTATGTGCGCGACGTTCTCCCGACCCTTGTAAACCTTCAGTTTCGCCGTCACTCCGTCTCCTCCTCGGTATCCACCAGATCCACGCTCAGATCCACACTGTACTCGTCGAACTCAATCTCGATCGACGGCTTGATCAGTGGCTGGGGGAAGAGCATTCCCCACGCGTCGCCGAAGTGGACCGACCACGTATAGCCTTCCGCGCTGATCGGCTGAATTTGAGCTACCGTACCCGACGCTACTGACCAAGTATACCCAGAACCCGTTACCGGCTGGATCTGGGTCACCGCGCCGCCACTGGTCACCGACCACTGGTAGCCGCTGCCATTCGCGGGCTGAAGCTGAGTCACCGCGCCGCCACCGGTCACCGACCACTGGTAACCCCGGCCCGCCACCGGCACGAGATGCTCGGTACCCACCACGCCCGCCGCGATGTTCCACGTGAAACCTTCACCCTTGACGGGGACAAGCTGGGAGAACGTCCCGCGTGCCACCGACCACGTATGACCCTCACCGGAGATCGGGAGGATCAGGGACACCGCGCCCTCGTGTACGGACCACGTATGGCCGCCACCGGTCACTGGGAGGATCAGGGATACCGCGCCCTCCGCCAGCGACCACTGGAAGCCCGTACCCGCCACCGGGACGAGGTGCTCGGTATCGACCGCACCCTCCGCCAGCGACCACTGGAAGCCCTCGCCGCTGGCCTTGATGAGCTGCGCCGCCGTGCCCCGGCCAACCGACCACGTATATCCCTCA